AACACGTAATAATCAACCAGCAAGTCATGCAGATCGCGATTGTTCCGGTAAAGGCGGGCTATGCACCCGCATATCACCATCGCATCATCGTCACAGCACTGTGGACGTGATTTTACTTTTTCGGGGATCAGTCCCTTAAATCCGGCAGCAATGGGCGACCATGTAACATCCTCATAGTTATTTGCCGCCCATGCCCCCCAGCGCTCAAGAACCTGCCGGATATCACGCATCAGTATCTTTACCCCATCCGCGGTGAACCATAAGAACACCGTTGACGATAGCGTGTCTTTTCCCTTCTTTATCGCCAGTGTATTTTCTGACCGTGTTGCGACTACAGTTCAGTATTCTGGCTACCTCGGTCTGATTTTCATATGCCTCAACGAGCATGTCAGGAATGGTTTTTACTGTGAACGTCATGCGGCCTCACTTCTGCTGTTTCGCAGGTCTTTAAGTTTCTGCTGATACTTCGCCTTGATCGCCCTGCATTCTTCGACAGTCCAGCGATGGCGGTTATGGTTCGATTCGATTTCGTCTACTGCTTCCTGCCCGATGCGGTTAATCAGTTCGACGCGATACGGAACGAGATTTCCGCTTTTGTGCTGGTTGCACACCACGCATTGCTTGTGAATATTGCGTTCATCAAATCGGAGTTGAGGTGCCGCAGCAGTTGTCCGGTAATGTCCGGCATCCCACTGAGCAGACGTGAGCGTTCCGCACGAGATACATGGTAAGTCGCGGTCTCTTTCTCTGATGAAGGCGTTTACGGCTTGTTGGGCTTGTTTAATCCAGTAACTGCGGGGCTTTAAGGCGAGTTTTCGAATCTTCAGTTTATCTTTCTGTTTCTGCTCCTCTCGTCGTCGTTTCTTCTCTGCTGCTTTTTCCGCTTTTTCGCGTTCTTTACTTCGTCGTTCGAGTGCTAATTGAGTTCCGTGTTCCGGGCAGCACCACCACTGATTTGAGAATGCCGGGTGAAACCATTCCTTACAGATTTTGCATTTCCTTCGCGCTGGTTTAGCCATTAAGCAGCCTCCCCTGTTACTTTAAGCATTCCGTTATCTAGCAGCTTTCTTGTCAGCCACTGTTGACCACGCCCGGTGATTTTTGTGGTGAACGATATCTGTATTCCGTGATTTGTATTGACCGCTGTTTCTTTCACTGTGAAATAGCCGCGATCCATATATTCCTGCATTGGCACATTGCGCCGGGCACCTGAAGCAATAAGGATTTTGTGATCGCGCATCCACGCAAACAGTTTGTTTGGACCAATACCAACAACCTTTGCAAAGTTTCCAATCAAAATTCCGCTGGCCTCGCCAACGCGATCGGCAAACTCAACTTTAGGTGCGGCAATTGCGAGCTGGTTTTCCAGTTGCATTTTCTGCTCAGCAAGATCAGCAGCAAGGCGCAACGCTTCTGGTAGCGTTTTGGGGATATTAACCGCAGCTTCTTCAAGCTCTCGCCAGCGGTCAACAAGGCGAGCGGTGAATTCCGGCGACAGCTGGGCTACAACGACAATACTGTCTCGCTTTCCTTGTTCGCCTTCGAAGACGTAATGCTCGTACTGAACATTGAACCCTAAGTTATTGATTCTTTCGGAAACCTCAATTTGAGGAAGCCGGATAACACCATTTTTAGCCAGCGTTTCGATGGTACGTTTCACATTGTCATGACGCTTACCCACCAACTCAGCGATTTCAATGCTTGTCATTTTGATGGCATTGCCATTTATTAACTCACTCATCGTCTTCTTCCTCGTACATTGAGCTATTCGGATCGCTCATCAGTTCTGCGCAGCAATCGGAGCACACGTGAACTTCCAGCACATGCAGCTTCTGACCGCAGTTAGCGCACGTTAAAGCCCGCTCGACGCTTTCTTTCTGGTATTGAAGGGATTGGGATGGACTAAGCATGGCTTTCACCATTAAAAAGTCGCTTGTAAGCATCAATGTCTCGTTTTGCTTCACCGAGCTTTCGTCTTAATTCCATGTTTTCTGATTCAAGCTTTTCCATGTCTTGCTGGTATCGGTCGCGGTGTTCTTTCCATGCTTTTTTATACGCCTTCATGTATGTCATGTTGGCCTTTCTCTTTGCCTGACGAACTGCGTGGTGGTTTTTCACAAACCAGTCAGGGTCGTTAAATGCTGCTCTGGCGCAGGTATACCAATAATTTGTTGCCTCCCTGTTTAGCCAATAAATACTGATAAATGGCAACCGGATAGACACCATTTTTCGTTGAGACTCTTTCTCGCCAAACATGTGCCCTTTTTTGATGCTAAGGCCAAATCCAGGTTGAATTAAAAGCATTGTCATGTCCTCTCACATTGAAAATTCAGCAATAAAAAACCCAGCCGAAGCTGGGTTTGTTAAGTTGTCAATTGTCAGTAGCGATGCAGTGAAGGCGGCAACTCTTTGTTCTTAAGCCTTTCCCATGCCAGAAGGTTCGTCGGCCCGTCAGGCTCATAAATATCTATATCCCGCGTGTGATTAATTAAAACGCCCCTCGCCCTCCCGATGATATACGAGAACTCATAGCCGTAGTCGTGGCATATGCCGGAATAGCCAGACTGAATCAGTTTTAATGCGGGATACAACTCACGGAACAATGCCTGTGAGCGGTTGGCATAATCCCACAGCCAAACAAGGCTGTCTGTTTCTTTTGCGGAAAGCCCGTTGGGCTTCTTCTCTTGTTTGCCAGTATTTTTCTTGCACTGGCTGAAATAGCAGTCTTCCAGTTTTTCGAACACTTCCCACGCCTGATCGGTTTCGAGCATTTTGGCGTGACGGGCAGCGCCGCGTTCAGTCCAGAGGATGAGGGAGCGGGTTTTGGGGGAAATTTGCAGGTAACTAAAAGTTACTCGCAAATTTTTCAGATCATCGCCAACGATTTTGAAATAATGCTTCCCTTCCAGAAAACGAGTTTGATTACGTGAATGATTCATTTTTATGTTGGCAACATCCGTTCCATAAAGATGCGCCAATAGCTCGGTGGTTATGACAGGGATCTGGTTGTGGGTAATCGGGGAAAGAGTTTCAACTGCGATTTTGGTGGCCATAAGATGATCCTTTTTCTTTGTGAATCATCACCACCTGCGACGCCAATCGCTTGGTGGTGAACTGTGCAGGGTTGGCGTAACCGGGAAAAAGGAACCGGCGCGGATTGCTCCGCCCCCACACAGCCCACCATTGAGATGTGACTGTGCAAACGACAATAAAAAAGACGCTGGCGCGTCTGTTGTCGCCTTTTTCATCCGGGACGCCAATCCCGACGCCAGATTTTGCTGGCGTGTGAGGAATATAGCCCCGGATAAATCATCGCGTCAATCCCCTTGTATTCCTCGCACGATGTCTTAGCCACCGGATATCCCACAGGTGAGCCGTGTAATTGAAGGTTTTTACGTCAGATTCTTTTGGGATTGGCTTGCGTTTATTTCTGGAGCGTTTCGTTGGAAGGTATTTGCAGTTTTCGCAGATGATGTCGGTGATACTTCGTCGCTATCGCCTCATGCCGCCCTCCTGACGCCCTGCCCGATCGCCATCAATGCCGCTTTGGATACGGTAGTAAACATCCGTCGAGGACTGATGAACGGTCGCCAAATCAGCAGCATGGAGCCTTTACTGTTTCCCTTCTTCTCCAGCCCCGTCGATGGTTCGATAAAATTAATCCGTCCATCAGTGATAATGCGAACTTCGTCAACACTCTCCAGAGCCTTGCTGAACCATCCGACTGACATATCCTCTGGCACAAGCATAACTACCGTCTGTCGCTGTTGTATGCACTGCTCAGCGGCTTTTTCCACCCACGGCCTGATATTGCTGTACGGTGGGTTATTCCAGATTGCACCGTGGCTTACCCACTCAGAATTGAGCGCGTCGTCGACCTCAGTTAGCCAGTGAGCGCACAGAGCATTTTTGTCGCTCGCAGCTGAATCCAGCCAGAATCCAAACTCAATATCCAGTGCATCAAAAAGCCAAAGCGGCGTTTGCCAGCAGTCCTTGTTGTGTGCTGGCGTATTTGATTTGATAGTCATGCAGCCCGATCTCCCCATCGCGCTTTCATTTTTTCATTTGCAAATCGCCAGAATCTTCCTTTGTGATATGAGCTTTCGCCATTACAGCAACGACTAATTGACGAACTATCAAATCCTTCTCTGACAGCATCCATAGCTGCTTCATAATAAACCTCCTCCCCAGTTTTCATGTCAGTAGAAATAACAGCTTTACTGGCAGGATGGTCACCACTAAATTTACCTAGCGATATAGGTATTCTTCCATTTTGTTTATATCCGTGTTTTGAGTTTTCAGAATGTGATACCCATTCAAGGTTATCAGCCCTATTGTCATCTCTTCGCCCATTTTTGTGATTAACTACCAAGCCATCACAGAACCCTGTACAGAATGCTTTCGCAACTATCCTGTGGGCGCTGTATTTCTTACCGTATACCTTTATTTGAAGATATCCTGTCGACTTGCACTTGAATGGTTTTACACTAGTGCCATTAATTATTTTCTTATATGGCCTCTGTCTGGTTGATGTTACTGTAACTTCCCTCGTAATAGACCTGAAATTTCCTTTATTGCTAACCTGATAAAATGGAATCCCTTCGATATCTACCCAAACCTCAATCATAATTCCTCCATTCGCTAAGATGAATTGAGTTCATGGCACAATATGCTTCTATGTAGTCCATTATTTCGGATATTTTTTTTACAGATAGAGTCGCCGTACTCTCTCTGATGTTTATTAGCTCACCTTCTAACCCTGATATAATCTCAGGGTGCTGGTTGGTTGCAATCTGCCAACCAGAAACGAATAACCCCTTCCAAAACTCAATATTTCTTGCTTTTCCGTGATATGTAGCCTTCTTACTTATTTCAGATAGCATCGCGTGAAGGCGTGCATTTTGCCGAATGCTGCGGTTGCGTTCCTGAATGGTTACTACGATTGGTTTGGTTGGGTCTGGAAGAATTTGCTGGATAGCTTGAATGGCGTTCTGCTGATGGATGGGGCTTCTTAGTTCAAATGTTAGTTTCCTCATCACCCTTAATCCTCTCGAAGTTCTTCTCGAAGTTTTTGGTGTCGAACACTGACCACCGACCATTATGAATGGCGTATGCACATGTCTTGTTTTCGTCCTGATAAACCACCCTTACCTTGCGATAAAACCGTGGCTTAATCTCTCTGAATATTTGCTCGCTCATGCTCACTCCTTCACTTTAAATCCAGACTCCGGATAATTCTGTTGCGCTGAAACTCATTATTGAGTCTGAACAACCGTCGAAGAACACGGTCACGCGGATAGCGTCGTGCGGCAGGTGAATGCTCATACAACTCATCAAGCGGCAAACTGGACGATGAACGATACCGATACCAACGCACCAACTCTTCACGAAAATTAGCCCTGACAAGCTCAGCTATCGTACTCATTTCTTAAAACCTCCTCAAACGCATTCTGACGCATTTTTCATTCTCGCTGCTTATCGGTATACCTTGCACGTGCTTACCTCACCACAGAGCGATTGTGATGCCTTAAAAGCGATTTATTGAAGTGATATTTGCTTAATCGAAATTCTTTTCTTTGATTCCTGCGGCCCTGATGGCTTTCATTACTGCAATTACCGTTTTGTCACGCCCATCCTCATAACCCATCGCATAAGCACCTTCTTCACCATCTTTCCAAAGGTCGTCATTCGATTCGGGCCAGTCGATATCCAGTTCAATAGCAGAGCGCGATGCCTGCCATATCACCCAGGCAAACTCTTTTAATTCATCGTCTCCCGTGAACTGGCTTTTGTCTTTTGACCACCAGTTTTCAAACTGTCGGTAGCTATCGTTCACTTCCCTCTCCCCCAAATAAAAAGGCCTGCGATTACCAGCAGGCCTGTCATTAGCTCAGTGATGTAGATGGTCATCTTTTAACTCCATATACCGCCAATACCCGTTTCATCGCGGCACTCTGGCGACACTCCTTAAAAATCAGGTTCGTGCTCACCTTTCCTTCCCGTTCTTCCCTGGTAGCAAACCGGTAATACACCGTTCGCCAGACCTTACCTTCGATAACCAGAAGACCTGCCCGTGCCATTTTAGCTGCGGCCTGATTTATGCTGGTTACTGTTGCGCCTGTTAGCGCGGCAACGTCCGGCGCACAGAAGCTATTATGCGTCCCCAGGTAATGAATAATTGCCTCTTTGCCCGTCATACACTTGCTCCTTTCAGTCCGAACTTAGCTTTAATTTCTGCGATCTTCGCCAGCGCCTGAACACGATTTAGAGGTCTGCCGCCCATGACAGGAAGTTGTTTTACTGGTTCAGGTATCGTCTCACCACGGTTAATTCGCGCTGTCATACAGGTCAGTTCATCGGCAGCCTTGCGTCGTAATTCCGCGTCAGTCAGCGCATTGGCCCGCATGTTCTGGTACAGGTTGGTAACCAGCCAGTAGTGCGCGTTCGATTTCCACGGATAAGACTCCGCATCCGGATACAGGCCTCGCTTCCGGCAATACTCGTAAACCATATCAACCAGCTCGCTGACGTTTGGCAGTCCGGCGAT